TGGTTACTACTTCGACAATAAAATTATTGGGGGTGTTGTAGCTTATGGTTTAGATGAAAATAAACAAAAATAAACCCATGAAATATAAAATAAACGACATAATAATAAATAAAGACGGAGATACAATAAAAATATTAGGAACATTTAGAGAGTATTATATTATTACTTATCGTAATTCTGATAATGCGAGTGAAATGCTTTGGACTCAAGGAAAAATAGACGAATTAGGCCACACACTACAAGAACCAAAATGGACACCAGAAATAAATGAAGAATATTATTATCCAAATATTGAAGTAAATTCTGTTAGAAGAATTTTCTGGTTTAATTGTGAAATTGATAACAGTAGAAAAGATTTAAACCTAATTTTCCCTTTTACACCACGAGGCAAAAAACAAGCAAAAGCAAGATTATTAGAGGTAGTAGCGTTACTTAAAAAATAAACATATGACAAAACAAGAACAAAAAGACAAAACGTATGCAGAATATAATGCAATAAAAGAACCAGCGTTAAAAGAATATCAATCAAAATGTAATGAGATAGACGAGCTAGATATTAAAATAATTGATGGTAAGAAATATAAGTTAGTGGATTAAAATATAAATTATGAACCTAAAAAAAGCAAACACAATCGTAAACAAAACCATTAAAGGGAAGCAAGACCCTGATAAGATAGTCTATACCAAGCAATGGGATGAGTTCGGTGGACTAAAAGGTTGGATTGTAAACATTGAGTGGGGAGAGTCTAAAATTTTCTTGGATATTACGGCTCACTATATAAGGGTTAACGGGGATTTAGAATCTATCCCAGAATACATTAAAGGTAAACACCAAATAATATGACAATCAGCAAACAAATAAAAAAGAACATAGAGGAATTTGATTACATAGCAAGACAAAAAAGTTGTATAATAATAAACAGCTTAGAAAAAGAGGCAGAATTTCAAGAGTTGTTAGAAAACATTAAACAATCCCACATATCATTTATAGAGAACGAGATAGAAAACGAGATAGAGAGATTGAGGGGGGAGAAGAAATATACAGTAGGGAGAATTGTCCAAAGTATCAGCGATTTCGAAAATGCCTACAATAAAGCACTTCAAAAACAAATAGATTATTACAAGAAGACATTAGAGTTAATCAAAGAAATATAAAACTGTGGATAACTTAATAGCTTAAACCACTAGATTAGTTATAATATAGGTATTAAAGGCTAATAAACATTATGATAAATTTTCAAGTATTAGAGAGGTCAACAGGTTGGATAGTTATAGACCATGAAGACGACACAACCGAAGAATATGAAACAAAGGAGGAGACAGATGAGGTTGTGTTGAAGTTATTAGGATTAAACAAATAGATATGAAAGCGAAAACAATCAAACTAGGTAGTGCAGATTATGCCAAAGTTAGTGAAAGAATAAAACTTTTTAGAGAGGACTGCCCAAATGGAGATATTGATACAGACCCTCTTGAACTAACAAGCGGTCTAGTATTTAAAGCAATAGTAATTAAAGACAAGTCCAATCCTGAAACTTGTGCAAGAGCAACGGGACACGCCCAATCAGTTAAGAAGGGCGAGAAGGCATTTGAGAAGCTAGAAACTATTGCAGTTGGTAGAGCTTTAGCCAATTTAGGATATATGGCTAGTGGAGAGATTGCTTCAACAGAAGAAATGGAAGAATTTATCGAATACAAGAATGAAAAACTTGAGGGAATATTTGATAAAGTAAATAAAGCTAAAACAGAAGAAGAACTTAAACAAGTATGGGAAGAAAATAAAGGTTTAGGTAAAGATTTTGCAAAGCTAGTAACTGATAGAAAAAATGAAATCGCACAAAGTTAATCAAGGAACAACAGAATGGTTTGAGTTAAGGATTAAACATCCATTAACAGCAAGCAAAGCTCAAGCTATATCGGCTCAAGGAGCAGGTTTAAAAACATTATGTATAGAAAAGCTATCTGAAAAGTATTCATCAGAAGTTAAAGAAAAATATACTAATAAAGACCTAGAGCGTGGTGTAGAGCTAGAAGAACAAGCAAGAGCCATTTATGAACTACAAACAGGTAATACTGTCAAAGAGGTTGGCTTTATAACTGATAGCAAAATATCTAAACTAGCAGGAGTAAGCCCAGATGGATTAGTAGATAAAGATGGAATGGTAGAGATTAAATGTTTTGCAGATAAAAAGCACTTTGAGATGATTATTGAAGGGATTACAATAGAAAAGCAGTATATGTGGCAAATGCAAATGCAACTATTGTTTACAGGTAGAGAGTGGAATGACTTTGTTGTGTTCAATCCCAACTTCCCAGACTCAATATTAGTAGAAAGAGTTTTTCCAGATAGTGAAATGCAAGATAAAATAGTAGCTGGACTTGTTATGGGAGAAGAAATTATAAATCTAATAGAAAATAAACTTAAAAAATAAATATGTATTTAAACAAAACACAGATTATAGGAAACTTAACAAGAGACCCAGAACAGGCTTCACTTCCGAGTGGTGTAGTTGTATCGAAGTTCTCTCTAGCAACCAACAGAACATTTAAAAATAAAGATGGAGAAAAGCAAGAAGAAGTAGAATTTCATAATGTTGTTGCTTTCGGAAAAGTTGCAGAAATTATAGGTCAATATTGTAAGAAAGGAAAACAAATATATGTAGAGGGTAGATTGAAAACAAGCACTTGGGAAGATAAAGATACGCAAAAGAAGATGTATAGAACTGAAATTATTGCTGAAAACTTCCAGTTCGGAAATTCAGAGAAAAAAGAAAACACAACAGACAGGACAGAAAAAGACTGGAAAGATATGGATAAAAAAGAAGAACTACCAGTAGATGATATTAACCCAGAAGACATCCCTTTTTAATTACATAACAATTATTACATTATGTCAAACGAACCCAAAATAAGTAAAGCTCAAAGAGGCTCATACCACGAATGGATGCAAGCAACAGCAGATGAATGTGTTGCAAAAGGTATAGACTTAACAATGCTTTTCAAAGACCCCACACAAATACCCGTAACGAAAGATACTCTGCATAAAGGTATGACACATAAACTTATAGATTTTAGGTATCAAAAACAAAGCACAGAAGAATGCACGGAATCAGAAATAAATGTAGTTATAAATGATTTAAGAGATATTATTAGCCAAAAGTCTGAGGGGAAAGTTAATTTGCCTTTTCCACTCAAGTCAACAGAAGAATAAATATACCATTCAATGAAAAAGAAATGCCCGATTTGTAAAAAAGAAAACTTAACCTCATGGAAATACTGTTCATCAAACTGTATTGTAGAGGCTAAACACCTAGCTAGAATGAACCATTATTTATTTTTAAAGGAATTAGAAATGGAAGCTCTACCAGTAGACAAACATAACATAGTAACACATCAAGAATATAGAAATAACCTTGTTTTAGTTGATGATAATGGTTGCCGTGTGGTATAATTAGGTAATGAAAAGAACTCCTTTAAAGCGTAAATCTAAAAGTAAAACTAAAAAACTCCAAGATAAACTTTGGGAGCAATGCAAAAGAATAATTAGACAAGATTACCCCAATACCTGTTATACCTGTGGAGCTACTGGATTAGAAGGCTCTAACTGGCAAACGGGGCACATGTGGGCAAAAGCAAGTCTATCTACTCATCTAAAATATGATTTAAGGGTGCTAAGACCTCAATGTATGCGTTGTAATTGTCATATGGGAGGAATGGGTGCGGACTTTTATCGTAATATGGTGCAGGAGGTAGGAAAGACGGCGATGAACAAACTAGAAAAAGAAAGACAAATACTTATCAAGGCAGATGAGCAGTGGTATTTAAATAAAATAGAAGAGTATGAACAACAATGATATACAGTGGACAGAGGAAAATAGGATTCTCAACGGAAAGGTTAAAACACTTATGGAAGATGAAAGAGACGGAGAAACAGATAAGATTCGAGCGAGTATCAGACAAACAATTGTTGATAGTGCCAATAGAGCCAAGCAAGATAGCTAAAACAACGTGGCAGTATTGTAGACCACTATATGAAGACACTTGGATTATCTTTAATGGTTATGATGAGGTTTATGAGTTTAGTTTTACCTGTGGATAACTTTCTGGACTAATTCCCCGCAACTTATATACTTAAGATATTAATAAGTTAAACAAATAAACATGAACGATAAATACACAGCAAAAAGAAAAAAGATGTTAAGAGAAGCACAAGGTATAGAGTCAATAGGAGATATACTAATGAGTTCAATTACAATCGTAGGAGTATTAATAGTGTTTGTAGCTATCTACTTAATGTTAAAAGTATAGACATAAACCAATATACATAGTATAATTTAATTAATGATAATTGATTTTACTAATTTCCCAGACCCATTTATAGCTTACTCTGATAAATACAATATTGCTGCCGAAATACTAGAGAAAGTATATCGTTCAGGATATCTATGGAGAGAGTATGACAACCAAGAACTACTAGAATACTTACAGATACTATCAGGTAAGAAGTTAGAGAAACAAATTGTAAAGAAATTCATACGTCACGCTGATATGAATGAATACATACTAGACTTAAAGATGAGAGGGTTAAAAACGTGCAACTTAGATAAGCTAAAAGATAAGTCTTATATTAAAAGGCTTGTTAAAGATAAGATATAAACAAATAAAATTATGGATTATGAACTAGCAAAAGAATTACAAAAAGCAAAGTTTCCTAAATCTAAAGATTGGGTAGAACACTCAACGCTAATGAAAGGAAACTATTTTATGGTAGATGGTTATGGTGTCCCAAACTTATCAGAACTAATAGAGGCTTGTGGGGAAACTAGAATTGCACCTAATTTAAACACAAAAGAACAAAAACCAATAAAACATCTTTTTAGATTAGGAGTGGGGGATGAATGGTTTGCAGAATATGAATTTTATGAATCAAGTATTCTTAATAACATAACAGGACTTCCTGTCATTGGTTTTGGTAAAACCCCAGAAGAAGCGGTAGCCAAACTTTGGTTAGAACTCAACAAAGTAGACACAAACAAGAATACATAGTATAATTTATATATATGCAAGGTAGAAAATCAGAACTAACTCAAGAACTGTCCTTATCTATAAGAAAATTATATTTAGATGGACAAAATTATAAAAACATACAAGAGATACTTGACATTAAACCAACTACATGGGATAGATGGGTTCATTTAGATTATAAGGATTTTAGAGATAACCTAAAGAAATGGAAGAAAGAGAAGATTATAGAATTAGCAGAAGCAAATTTACCAAGTTTATTAGCATCAGAAGATGAAAGGATTAAAACAGTTAATACTTGGAACACCCTAGAAACTTTAGCTAAAGACGAGGGTTATACCAAAAGAACAGAGCTTACAGGTAAAGGAGGTAAAGACTTAGTTCCTGATAAAGAGACACAAGACAAAGTAGATAACACATTAGATAAATACTTAGATGACGATAAAAGAAATACTCAAACAGGGTAATCCAAAAGAGTTGATTGCTTTATTCAATTTTACTCCAGAAACAAGTGATGATAAAATTCTTGTTAAGTTTAATCTATGGGGTAGATACTTTTTTCATAAGTATTTTGAATCAGGAGACGCACCGTTTCATAAAGAAATGACATTAAATTTAATACACGCTTATAAAGGAAACATAGAAACCTTTATTAACATTGCATTTCGTGGAGCAGGTAAAGACGTTAAGACTAAATTGTTTATAGCTTTTTGTATATTAAACGACACAACACACTTTAGAAAGTTCTATAAAGTATTGTCAGCCGACCTAACTAACGCTAAACAGTTATGTACTGATGTTTACAACATGCTGATTCAACCTAGAATATTAAAACTATACCCAGACACATTTATTAAGTCAGAGTTTAAAAGAGAGGAAACAATGGGTGCTTTTACTACTGCTAATGGTATTAAAGTTATGTCAGATACTGTTGGGACAGAGCAACGTGGAGCTATTCAGGAGGAGGCTAGACCCGACTTCATCATCTTTAACGATATTGAATCACGCAAAACATTAAGAAGTGCTGTTATATCTCGTAATATTTGGGATAACATGGAAGAAGCACGAACAGGACTACAAAAAGGTGGTTCAACTGTATTTCTTGCTAACTACATATCAGAAATGGGTAATGTTCATAAACTTGTTACAGAAAAACTATCGCCCAGCAAATCTATAATGATTGTGCCTATTATAGAAGACGGAAAACCTACATGGGATAGATATACATTAGACGAAATTAAAGTAATTAAACAAAATGCTGATGATTATGAGGGGGAATACTTATGCCAACCAAGTGCATCTAAAGACCAATACTTTGATAGAGCCTCATTAGACAGAATGACACCAATAGAACCAATAGAAACTTTGGCAGGATTTAAAATATTTAAGAAATACAATCCTTCTCATAGATATGCAGGAGGACATGATATAGCAGGGGGTGTTGGACTTGATAGCTCTGCATCTGTGTTTATAGACTTTTCTACTATGCCAGCTCAAGTAGTAGGAACTTATAATAGTAACGAGATTATGCCAGAAGCATTTGGTGATGAGATTGTAAGAGAAGCTAATATCTTTGGAGGTTGTTTAATCGCACCAGAAAATAATAAGTTTGACCAAACTATCCTAAAGGCTCAACAGCTTGGAGCTAAACTATACACAAGTGCTGGAAAGATTATAAAGATACATCAAGTTGCACCTCAGACTTTTGGTTGGAACACTAACTCTTTAACTAAGTCTACAATGCTCTCAGGTCTTCGTGAGGCTATTGAATCAGGTTTGTTGGAGCTAAACGACAAAGACCTAATAAATGAAGCTAAATACTACTCAAGGAACGATATGATTGATAGAGATGTAGACATAAGATTAGCAACACGACACAACGACTTACTGATGAGTTGTTTTGTTGAAGGAACTAAGATTTTGACTAATATGGGTCAAGTTAATATAGAAAAAATAAAGGTTGGTGATTTAGTCTTAACAAGAGATGGTTTTAAACCAGTAAAACACACAATGGTTTCGTATAAACCAATAACAACAAACATAGGATTAACTGGGACTTTAGACCACCCAATTTTTTATGGTAATAATAAGATAAAAGACTTGTCATGTATTACAAATGATGATATACTATATATATGGAATCAAAAACAGAAAAAGATAGAGAAACTATCATATACAGAGGTGTTAAATACCATAGATACCCACAAGCTAAACAACTCTCACACCAAAGCTATTACATGGGTGGTGGTAAATGGAAAGTTCCTGCTAAATACTTACATAGGAAAATATGGGAAGATAATTTCGGAACAATTCCAAAAGGTTTTGTTATTCATCACAAAGATGGCAACAAAAACAATAACAACATTACAAATCTGCAAATGTTGTCTTATTCAGAACATATGCATTTACACATGCAAGAACCAAAAAGAAAAGAAAAACTCAGAGAGAATCTTAAAAAGAACAGAAAAAAAATCAATGAAGGTATTATTAAATACTACAAAGAAAAACCAAAAACAGAACATTTGTGTCATTTTTGTAAAAAACCTTTTAGAGCAGTTGCGTATAATGCAAAGTTCTGTTCTAGGACATGTATACAGAGGTCATATGGTGAGAATCTTAAAAAACCTTTTCAAACAAAGACATGTCAAATATGCAACAAACTATTTGAAACCAGAATACCACACCAAAAAAGGTGTTCAGCAGAATGTTCTAAATACAGAAGGAGAGTTAAGAAAAGTATATAATTTAGAAATAGCAGATAAACCAGAATACTTTGCCAATAATGTTCTTGTGCATAATTGTTGTATTGCATGGCAAATGAATCAACATGCTAGACCAAGTAAACCTTTAATGGAATATAGTTTTGACGATTTAAAAGAATCTAACGAGGCTATTTAATATGGTATAATTTAAACATATATGTCAACACCTAAAAAACCAGTTGTAAAGAAAACACCTGCAAAAGAACCAGAATTTCATTTAGTTATAAAACTTAATGACAAGGTATTTGAATTTGATACAGATGACCTAAGAGAATCTATTTTGTCAGTAGAGCCAGAGTTTCTAAGAACTAAAGTAATACTTAAAGTAACAAAAGACGGAAAGACACTAGACAGACTGTATTTTTTACAAGAAGGAAAGAAATTGTTTTACAATAAATACTTTATGGAAACACTTATTAAAAACTTAATTTTCTAACATGAATGTATTTGATTATATAAAACTAGAAGAAACAACTTGGGCAACAGAGCAAGTTCCTTTGACTAACTCTAAGGAATGGAACATGAAAGAGCACATTGAAAGATGTATGAATGTTTCTAACGGTTGGTTTCATAAAGGAAAGAATGATGGACTAAGACCTTACAACGATATTGTTACACCAATTATTGACGTAGCTTTTCGTTTAGAAGGATTTGATGTTAAAGACATTGTGCCTTTTGTTGATGACATAGAAGAAAATTACAAATCATTTTTAATTAAAAAGTTTCACCCTCAATGGGCTAGAACTAACGAGCTAGATACGTTTATTGATGAGGTAGTAGAAAGCTCAGTTATTTATGACCTTGTATTGATTAAGAATCTAAACAAATCAAGACCAGAAGTAGTTAAACTACAAGACATTGCATTTTGTGACCAGACAGATATTCTTTCAGGAGCATTATGTATCAAACATCAGTACACAATCCCACAACTATTAAGCTATAAAGGTAAATGGAACGATGATAAGATTGACGAATCTATTACAATGGCTCAAGCAAGCAAGAGTATTTCAACAGCAACTGATAGAAAGGTAAAAACACCATCTAAATATATAGAAGTTTATGAACTTAGAGGTTCTTTTAAAGAAACATGGCTAGATGAAGACGGAGACGAGAATGTTTACACACCACAACTACATATTGTTACTTACTACACAGCAGAAGATGGCTCAAAGAATGGTATTGAACTATTTAAAGGTAAAGACAAAGAAATATCAGCTAACTTCAAAGCATTGAAGATTGACCAAGTTCGTTCACACGGTAGAGCTTGTGGAAAATCTATTGTAGAAAGACTATTTGAACCACAAGTATGGAATAATTACTCAGGAATCAAGATTAAAGGCATGCTTGACAGTGCTGTAAATCTATTGCAGACTGATAGTGAAGAATATGGAAACAAAAAGATTTCAGACCTTAAAGAAATGAGAATCCTTAAACATGAGCCGGGACGACCTATTTCAAGAGTAGACATGAACCTACAAAATGTTACAGAGCTAACTAACTACCAAACACAACAAGAAAACAACGCTAGGATGCTTGGTTCAGCTTCTGACGGAGCATTAGGTAGAAACCCAGTATCAGGAACACCATTTGCATTACAAGACCTAGTAGTACAACAAGGAGAAGGAATACATGAATACCGTAGAGGTAAGATTGCTACTTTCTTTGCAGATGTTTTGTATCGTGATTGGATATTAAGTTATCTAGTTAAAGATATGAATAAAGGTGTTAAATTCTCAGAAGATTTATCTCTTGATGAGTTAGAAGAAATTGCAACAGCTATTTCAGACAACTTAGTTAATACTAGATTAAAAGAAGGAATGCTTGAAGGTAGAACTTATACACCAGAAGACAAGGATGCTTTAGCTAGAGTTATTAAAGAAAACTTAATGAAGGGTGGCAACAAAAGATTTATGGAAGTGGTTAAAGATGAGCTTAAAGATATTCCAGTTAAAGTGTTTGTAAACATTGCAGGTAAACAAAGAAACATGGCACAAAATGCAGACAAGATTTCTAAATTACTTGGTAATATCTTGGCAAATCCACAAGCCTTTGCAACTATTCCAGGACTAGCTAAAAGTTATAACGAATTGCTAGAAGAATCAGGAATGAGTGCAATAGATTTTGCACAAATTACAAGAGGAGTTCAGCAAACACCAGAAGCACCTGCTGCTAAAATAAAGACACCAGTATCAGAACAAGAATTAAAAACTAAACAATAATTATGGAAAATTTAAACGACCTAGAAATAGCAAAGATTGAAGCATTTTGTAAAGATGAAGCAATGTTTGAAGCAGTGAAGAAGGTATTGTTTTCAGCAATCTATTCAGACGGAGTAGTTAAAAAAGGAAAAAAGCTAAATCAAAAGAACGCAGCATTTTCTCTTATTGCTAATGCTTATTCAGAAGGAAAGGATATTACTAATGACGAACTAGGAGCACAACTAAGAGCTAAGTTTGAAGGAGTACACACAATCTTAAACGGTTTTGACCAACTAAAATCTATCAAAAAAGAGGAAGTTGTGATTGAAGATTTAATAAACGAGGCAGAATAGTCGTGGTATAATATAAACAGGACTGGTTATACTACCATAAAAGGTACTTATAAAAAAATGTATCATTTCATTCTAAATGACCTTAAAACATATATATGAACGAAGAAAACGAAGAATTAAACGAAGATGTAGAGGAAGATATTGACCTTGAACTTGACGAAGAAGAAGTTGAGGATAAAGTTGAAATCAAAAAACCTACAGAAACGTTAGAAGCTAGACGTGCAAGACTTACAAGACAACTAGAACAGACAAATAAGAAATTAGGAGTCGATGTTGAAAAGAAAGTTAAAACACCAGCTCACAATGACTTAGGAGAATCTGCATATTTAATTGCTAATGGCATTAAAGAATCAGATGAAAAAGATTTAGCTAGGAAACTATCTAAAGAGACAGGAAAAGACTTAGAATCACTTTTGGACAGCACTTACTTTCAATTAGAACTTAAAACTTTAAGAGAAACTAAAACAACTGAACAAGCTAATCCAGAAGGTAGTAAACGCTCAAATAATTCAACATCAGATTCAGTAGAATACTGGATAGCAAAAGGAGAATTACCACCAGCATCAGAACAGCAATTAAGACGTGACGTAGTAAACGCACGAATTAAAAAAGATGATTCATCAGGAACTTTCTACAACTCTTAAGTTAATATTAATCAATTAACTAAAGATGACGCCGAAGCTCATTCACAATTAAATATGCTATAATGTGGTTAATATGCCATCAGGAGTTTACCAAAGAACAGAAAAGCACAAACTCATAAACAAGGGTAGAACCCATACCAACAGAAAGAAATATTTTAAAGGGAGAAAAGTTACTATCAAAACTTGTGAGTATTGTAAAAAAGATTATGAAGCAAACTATAAGAATGCTAAAAAATCTAAATTTTGTTCACTATCTTGTTCTGCTAAAAGTAGACCAGAGTTTGTTTATTCTAATCTAGGAAAAACAACATCAGAAAAACAAAAACAATCTGTTCGTTCAAGAGTGGGTACAAAACACCCCAGATGGATTAAAAATAGAACTGCCCAGTTAGACAAGCAAAGGCTAAGGGGTGGTGGCGAGTGGAAGGATTGAAGAAAAACTATCTTTGAAAGAGATGATTTTACTTGTCAGGAATGTAGAACCATTGGAGGTCGCTTGGAACCTCATCATATTGTTCCATTAAGAAATGATATGAATATAAAGTTTGACATTAATAATGGAATAACTTTGTGTAGAAAATGCCATATGAAAACTTTTTATAAGGAACATTTATTTGAAGAAAAATACAAAAAGATATTAACCCCAATATAGCATATTTAATTTGAAGATATAAAGCAGTCATACTAAACAATATTTCAATCGTACCATCAGAAGAGTTTGAAACAAAATTACAAGAACGTCTTTCTGCACCAGCAGTATGGAAAGAAGTTTGTAAAGTTTCTTACACAGACACAGGAATCCTACACAATCCTTATCTAACAGATTCAACAGTAGGAACAGGAACAAGAGGAACAGGTTACACATCTACAGCATCAGCTACAACAGATGATACAGTAACAATCGACACTTACAAATATTCAGCACAACATATTGATGAAGCTGACTTAGCTCAAAAGTCATTCAGCGACTTCATGGAAATTGCTGACAATATGGGAACAATGTTGAACGAAACTATGGAAACTGCAATGCTTGCATCACATGCTTCATGGACAAACTTTGACAACGCTTCAATTGGAGGTTCAGCAGGAAACATTACAGTAGCGACTTCAAACATCGATGACATCGTTGTAGAAATCAAAACTGCAATTAGAAACGCAGGAGGAGGAGAATTAGCAAACAGAAACGGAATCTTCATCCAATGGAGAGAAGAAGATTTCGCTAAGGTTGAAAGACTAGCAGCATCACAAGGTTTCAACACAGCAGATAACGTTCTAAACAACGGAATCAAACAAGGTTTCTCATACCTTGGTGTAGAACATTACTCAACATCAAAGAACGTGTCAGGTCACGTATTTGCAGGAGTAAAGAAAGCATTTCACGTTGGAATTGTTAAATCAACTTACGGAAAAATGAAACAAATTGTTAACCCAGTTGTTTCAGGAGCGCAAATTTCAGGACTAGGACTAGAATCAAGAATTGATTACAAATTCAACGCTTGGACTAAAATGGCACCAGTATTGTTTGATGTATTAGTAGCATAATTTTACTTTTACAGTAATTATTAGCTAACATAAAAACATTATGGCACAAGCATCAGGACAGAAAGTATTTATTGGTGGAGCTACTATCTCATCAGGGGCAGGAGCACCAGGAGCAGTGGCAGAAAAAGGTTCTATTTATATTAGAACAGATGGTTCATCTTCTACAACTAGATTGTATATTAATACAACAGGTGCAGCAGTTTGGACACCAGTTACTACAACAGCGTAGTATATTCATTCAGACCCTTTATTGGGGTCTGGAGTGAGTATACTAAATAATGGTATAATTAGACAAATGGCAATTCAATTTAACGACACAACAAATTTACGAGGGCTAGTTCAACTAGCGGAAGAAGAACTAGGTTACACATCTGGAGCTATTTCAGGTAATGCAACAAGATTAAAGCAATTTACAGCTAGAGTAAACAACTCACTTGATAAGTATTTTTCTATTGGAGTTCAAGCTAGTGGAACATGGCAATTAGATGACAAAAACCACACAGACTACAATATTATTGAAACAGACCTTATAGCACTTCAAAGAGATTACAATTTCTCAGGAGATGGTAGTGGAAATATGATACTAGATATTTATAGAGTAATGATAAAAGACGAAGCAGGAGTTTATTATGAAATATTCCCAGTAGACCAAGAAACAGATTCTAACATGCAAGCATTTTGGGATGGTAAGGACACAACAGGACAGCCTATTAGATACGACAAGACAGCAAACGGTATTTTCTTAGATGTTTTGCCTACATGGAATTGGAGAATTGGAACAGAGGGAGAACAGGGTGTTAAGATTTTTATAAACAGAGAATCAGATTACTTTGAATCAACAGATACAACGAAAACAGCAGGTTATCCATACCATCAAGAATACTTTTATTTAAAGCCTTGTTTAGAAATGGCACGAATAAACAACCTTGATTCTTTTACAAAGTTAAGAGATGAAGTCTTAAAACTAGAAGGAGATGTAACAACTGGTCGAGTTGGTTCTATTGCTAAAGCCTATGGTAATAGAGCAAAAGACGAGCAATCAGTATTAGAAGCAGTGTCAATAGACAGTAGATAATTAATAACATTAAAAATAAACATGATTAAAGAAACACTTAAAGGATTAGTAGGAACATATAAATTTCAGATTAAAGACGTGAACGGAAATGTTCGTGATTCTTTTGAAGTAAAGAACCTAGTAACAACAGTAGGATTCGCACAACTTGCATTACTTGCAGGAGATGCATCAGCAGTTCCCTTTACATACCTAGCAGTAGGAACATCAGCAACAGCAGTTAATATTGCTGATACAACTCTTAATGCAGAGACAACAACAAATGGACTAGAGAGAGTGGCAGGGACTGTTTCACGAATAACAACAACTGGAACTAACGATACATACAAAATTACAACAACTTGGACAGCAACAGGCTCAGTAGTAGTAGAAGAAGTTGGAGTATTTAACGCAGCATCAGCAGGAACAATGCTTTCACATGCACTAACTGGAACTAAGGAAGTTAACTCGGGCGAAACTTTGAAGGGTGAGTATTTGCTCGAGATGGCTTAATCTTAGCTTTGTATGCAACCGCGACAGTAGAATATTCATCATATTATGTTTGAAAATTTAAGAAAATATAAAAATATAATTGTCTCAGGTTGCCACAGAAGTGGTACGACTATTTGTGCGCAAATGATAGCTTCTGACCTAATGATTAGATTTGTCGATGAAACAGAGTTTAATTTCTTTAACACGGATAAGTTTTATGCTCTCCTTAATGAAAATGAAAAGAAAGTAATACAAGCACCATCTATGTTTGAAGAAACCATGAAGATAAATGATAAAGATACTATTATCGTTTATATGAATAGAGACATAAATGATATATTAAAGAGCAAAGAAAGATTAGATATTACAGATAAAGAAAATTGTTTAGATAAACTAAAAGTTATTAGCAAAATTCCTATCGTAATAAATTATGAAGATTTATCAGGACATGATTTGTGGTTAGACAAAGAAACTAGAAAAGATTTTTTAGTGAAACAAACAACTGCTGAGGACGATAATAAGGACTATAAATCAAAAGTATTATGGCAATAGTAATTGAAGGAACAACAACTGCAAATTGGTCAACAAGGTCATTATTGACAATGAGTTACCCAGCAGAAACCTCTATTGGAGATTTACTTGTTTGCTGTG